CCAAAGTCACTATTTGCAATAAGATTATTTCCAAATTCCATGCTTACTGGAACAATATCTGTATTTCTTCCTGCTCTTTTTGCTTGAGCAACCTGAGTAACAGAAACTCTTCCAGTAATTTTCCCAAGTTCTTCAAGTTGCTTGCTAGTCATGCTCATTGATTCTGCTTGCTTTTGTCCTTCAATGATATTCTTTTTAATAGTTGATGCCTGCATTTTAAATACCGCAACTAGTCCAACTGCAGTTGCTGCAAGAAGTTTAAGTGGACTGTTAAGCATTGGCAATAACATAGTTAGCATAGATAGCATCATTATTGCATCCATATTCTTTGCTATTGCTCCATCTGGATTTTTTTGAGCAACCATTCCTGCAGCCATTGGAATCATCATTCCAGCCATCTGCATAGGCATCATCTTTTGTGTAAAATTCATTCTATTCATTTGACGCATATTGGTGCGTTCTGCTGCAGAGGCTGCTCTTGAAGTTCCATCTTCATTTGTAACTGTTTGTTGAACATTACCATATCCACCCAAGAAACCACGGAATCCACGAGTCTTGTCTTTGCCGAAAGACTCAGTTGTTTTATCTGCTGTTTTTCCAAGATCTGCAATCTTTGGTGTTGCAAGAACTAACTTAGCAGCAACCTTATCAATTGCCTTAAAGAGTCTATTCGTAGATTTTGTTGCATTATCAACAGGTGTTACTGGAGGTGCCCAAGGATCACGAGTGCCTGGTGCTCCTGAATCTCTCCATGAGCCAGGATTTCCAGTCCATGGAGTAACATTTGATTTTTCAAATCCTGGAACCTTGTCAGCCACCATTGATTGAATAAGTGGCATGTACTTAGCAGATTGTTTTGCAGGAATTACAGACTCACCTGGTGAAAGCATTGCAGGTTGAATATCTCCAGCACCCTTTGGACCAGGTACAGAAACAATTCCACTAGCCAATTTCATTGTTGGCTTAACCTTCATCATTGCATTATCTGTAAAAATAAAGTCATCATAGTATGATGGCTGTCTGCTTAGTCTATACTCTAGTGCAGCCTGAAGAGCCTTCTTTTCATTTGGAAGTTTATCAAATGGAGTCTTTTGTAGATTTCCTAATAACTCTCTTGCTTGTGCAGCATTAAGTGGATGACCACCCTTTACATTTGCAAACTTTGTTCCTCTTAGTCCAGAATTAAACCATCCCCAGTCTCTTGCAATCTTGCTTGGTGCCCAGTCTTCTGGTGTACGATTTTGTGATCTAACTTCTCTAATATGGCTTGGAGTTAATTTATTAACATCCCAACCTTTTAATGATTTAACAACGTCTTGACCTAAAACCTTTTCAAGATAAACCTTTTCTTCATTTACTAAATAGTTTTGTAACTTTAGTAGATGTGGGTTCTTTGACTTTAGGAGTGCTCTAAATCTCTTATCTGCAATGTCTTGGTTCTGTTGACTATTTCTTGCATTACTAAACTTAGGAAGTCTTGAATAAATTTGGCTAGGAGAAACCTCTTGTCCTCCATATCCCTTTCTTTTAATTGTACGAATAAGTTCTTGCTCTGTATTGTCTGTTCGCTTGTTAGCAATCATCCAATCTTCATTTTCCTTAAGTTTTTTCTTAAAATTATCAAGTTTTGATGCTGGAATTAAGAATGACTCATCGCCTACTGAAACACGAACCTTAGATCCTTCAGCAGAGTATCTAATTCCTGAAAGTTTTGAAGAGATTGGAACTACTGGTGCAGCATTTGAAGATAGCCCTCTGCGAGCAGCATCTCTTGCTGCATATCTTGCCTGTTGTGCTTCACGGAATGCTGCAGGACCTGATGATAAAGGAATTCCCTTTCCAACTGATGCTGCTGCACCAAATGATGGAAACTTTCCTGTAATAAATCCTGGAACCTTATCTTTAATTATCTGACTAATAAAGCCTGAATACTTTTCTGATTGTTTTGCTGGAATAACTGCTTCTCCAGGAGATAACATAGATGGAACTACATCTCCTGCTCCTCTTGGTCCTGGTACAGATGTTGTTCCAGTTGCAAATCGTCTTGGCATACCGCCCTTACCAGGCATAAATAATCCTGGATTTTGTCCTGCAAAACCACCCATTGCAACTGAAGCACCTTTATATACACTAGTTAGAGATGTAAGTGCTGCTGCTTCTAATTGATAGGCTGCAGATAATTGTTGATGCTTAGAGTAGAGAGCATTACTGATAGATATATTTTCTAGTTCTTCTTGTGTTAAGTACTGAGTTTTTAGTGCTGCATCACTAGATCCCGCAGATAATTGCTGGTATCCTTTTCTTAAAACCTGAACACCCTTCACTGAGTTTGCAACGGCATTTGCAAGCAAACCAAAAGTCATTAAAAATAGTGGTCCAAGCCCACCAACCACGACTGTTATAATTCCAATAGCCTTCTTTATTCCATCTGGAAGTGCATTAAACTTATCAAAAATTTTACCTATAAATTCAAGTGCTGGTGTAAGTACTTTGGCAAATAACTCTCCGATAGGGGCAATTGATGCCTTTAATCTTTCTACAGATCCAATAAACTTATTCATTGGTGAATCTGACTGAATTTTTAATTCTCGCTGACTTAGAATTGCAAGTTCTTCAACAGATGCATTTGTTAGTTGAAGAACACGAGCAGCCTGTGTTCCTTCTCTTCCAAGGTTATTTAATAATGCAGAAATTCTAGCAAACTGGTACTTTCCAAATACTTTTTCAATTACTCTTGATCTTTCAAGATCTGTAAGTGGCTGTAGCGCTTTTGCAAATCCAGTTACAGTATTTCTTAAGTTTCCAGCATTTGCCTCAACAATTCCCTTAATGTTAATTCCAACTGCTGCTGCTGCTTTAGATGCAGCATTACTTGGATTAATTAAAGATGCAAGTCCAGACTTAAGTGCGTTAGCACCTTGTGCTGCAGATATTCCACCTTCTTGCATTGCAGCCATAAAGTATGCAAGATCTTTTACATCTCCACCAAGTTGCTGAATAACTGGAGCAACCTTTGGAATAGCCTCTGTTAAGTCATCAAGTGCAACAACAGTTTGGTTTTCAACAGCGTTAAGGAAATCAATTGTTCCAGCCATTGCACCTGAATCAATTTGAAATGCATTTCTTAATGCAATAGTTGTTTCTAATGCTTTTTCTTGTGTCACTCCGCCAAGTACTGCTAGTTTATTTGTTTGTTCTACAAGTGACTCTAAGCCTTTCCACTAAAACCTGCTGCTGCAGCATCTGCAGCCATTTTAATAGTATCCGAAACCTTAAGACCGTACTTAGTATACTCATCTCCAAGATCACGAATATTTTTTAATGCAGCATTAGTTGCTCCTTGATCTGTAAAAATATCTCCATAGACCTTTTTAAATCTAATTACCTGTGTTTCAATTTCTTTAAATGTTTTAATTGCTTGTGATCCAAATAGCATAAGTGGAACTGTAAAACCAACCATAAGTTGGCGACCTGCCCACTGTGTATTTTTACCAAAGTTAAGTAACTTTGTTGATCCATCATCTACTAACTTATTAAATATTTGTTGGCGCTGTGTAGCAGCCATTAGTTGCGTTGTTACATTTCCATAGTTTAGTGACTTTGGATTAAACTTCATAGCGTTCATTGCGCCTTGGGCATCACGTCCTAATTGGACATATTGCTGCTGCAGCGTTTTTACACGCTTATCAACTAACTTTCCAAGGGTATCAAACTCACTGCCAAACATCTTTCCAAATGTCTTGGTAGATGCAGCACCATATCTAAAATATTCTTTAAGTGAAAGTTTTTGTTTATCAAGTCTATTAGCAAACTGCTCAGATGCAGTGCTCATCCTTGTCATTGAAGCAGTCCACTGACCAGTGGCATTTACATTATGTAAAAGAGATTGTGCGTATTTTCCTTGCGCTGCTGCTGCAGTTTTTGTTCCAACGATTAGGGAGCGGTTAAGAGCAGTGAGTTCCTTTTCAAGAAGACGCAGTTGCGTCATTGCTTGTGAGGTATCAATATTTATAAAAATATTGCTATTTGTATCTCCTGCCATTAACCGCTAACCTTCAACCGTTAGAGTTCTTCTTGTGCTAAAGCAAGTAAAGCGGTATCTGAAAGATTAATTCCAGATGCTGCCTCAATGATTGAATAAACCGTAGGAAGATCAATTACATCCTCAAGTTTTTCAATGCTTTCCCCCAACTCTGGCTTATACTGCTCCATAGCGATTGCTACACACTCAATCAAAAGTGTCATAGACTTATCGTTATCATTTTGGACTGCCCCCAAGCCCTCAAACTTCTTCATAAATTTACGTAAAAGTGAGATCTTGAGAGGTCTTACCTTGATCTTTGTTCCATCAATCAGGGTAATTATTTTTTCTTCATGAACTGTTGTAGTCATAACTTCCTCTCAGTAAGTTACCTCAATTATAGCATAAATAGCCTATTATGTTAGATCTTCGTAATCAAGACCCATACCTATTCCAAACCCTGCTTTTTGTGCATTTACCCCTTGCAAAGACAGAACATCGTTGCTATCACCTGTTGCTCCACCGCTAAATACTCTGGCCTTCATATCTTCCCATTCTTTTTGACCCTTACCACTATTTGATTCTCCATCTAAATCTACACCCTGAATTGCTGCAAGAAATTTTTTTTCTTGATAATCTAAATCTCTGATTGATGCTAGTGTTGCTACTAACTCAGGCATTGATATGTTAGCCTCTAATTCTTGATAGTCTTTCCATATACCCAGCAAAAATATCTCTGACTCTAACTTTGCTAAGTCTAGTTCATCCCATCCGCTGCTATTATTTTTTTCATCTAAGGCCTGCTCTTTTACTGGCTCTTCTGTTTCACCATTAACACTAATACCTCCTCCAATATTAATAATCTTATATATTGTAGGCAGATCAACATTATCTTCAAGGTCTTCAATCGTCCCTGCAATTTCTGGTTTATACTGTTGCATAGCAATTCTTGCACATTCTGACAAATAAGATATTGATTCAATATCATTTTTTGATTCTTTAATTAAATGGAATGCTTCCATAAACTTTCTAAGATATTTAATCTTGAGAGGATAAATTTCTATTCTTTCGCCATCCATTAATGTGATTATGTCTGACTTATATATTCTTGTTGCCATCTTATCAATTTTACCACAAACAAAAAGCCCACCCCCAGTTAAGGGAGTGGGCCAGTTGTCAGTTTATATTAAATTGAGTTTGATGCCCAAGTACGGTCAACAATCTTACCGTATGATCCAGAAGCGTCTTCTGGTAACAAGCGGAAATTAACTTCAAACATTGAAGCCTCATCACGCTTTGCTGAAACTGTTACGTTTTCAATAGACAAAGCACGGTATGCTGTGTAGACTCGCTCAATATATGGAGAATCTGCACAATCACCTGTTCCTGGTCCAACAGCAACAATAGCACGCTCTACTGGACATTCACCAATGTCACCTGCAGAAAGATTTAATGTTCTTCCTCCTGAAGATAACTTGTTTCCAGATAGATCGTCTGCATTGGCTGCCAATGAGAGAAGCAAGTTCTCTAGAGTAGCCTCAGCGAAAGCAGTTGCAAGAGAAACTTGCATTCCCTGCTTGTAAAGTTTTGCAACGTCAAGAATCTGGTCTACCTGTACTTCACCGAAGTCTGGTTGGAACTGCATTTCAAGACCGTTCATGGTATAACCTACGTTTGTATAATCTGGTGAGTCAGACAGAGTTTCTCTGAATGATTCGCCGTTTACAAAAGCCTCCAGTGTACCTGGAGTTAGGGCTGTATCTGCAACGAAAAGCGCTGCTGCACCAACGATAATGTTGGTAGATGTTCCACGACTATATGCCATTTATTCACCTCTTCCTTAAAATAGATATTAAGTTGTTTTGGCGTTTTTTGTTTCCTCAGCCATAATTATAACATTGTTTTATATGATTATTTTATTAGCATTAGAGAGTCTAGCCTCTGGTGCCCAGTCGTGATTTGTAAGGTCTTGATCTTGGTGATACTCAAAGTCAATAATAATCTTATTGCCACCATATGTACGGGCTGTGCCAAAGTCAATAATATCTCTAGTTTCTTCTAGTTGGTATACCTTGAAATTGTGGAATAAGAACATATTGTCTACTGTGGTTCCATCGTCTAGCCTAATCTTTCTGTTGGCACACCAGGCATTTAACTCTTCTGCAGACTCGTCTCCACGGTCAAGAAGCCTCAGTACAGCCTCCTGTGTCTGGATCATTGTTGGGATTGAGTCTTCTCCAAGACCATAAAAATAATACAAAATTTGTTCAGACTTAATGTGTGGGAACTTTCCCTTATTCATTTTAACAAGTCTATCCCATGTGCAGGCAACTCCATTACTTACTGGAGTATTTACATTATTTAAAACCATCCATTTTTCTGTAAGGTCATCAATATTAAATGGTGAAGGTGGAAAAAACGGGGTTACATATCCTAGACTGTCGCTTAGTTGTGATTGTAAATACTTATTAATCCATAATAATGGAGTATTTAATAAATCTGTATTAGCCATTTAGTAACCCCGCATTTGCTATCCATCTATATCCAACATCTAATCCTTTTGATCTTCCTGATTTTTTTCCTGAAGCAAGATTCTTTTTATATAATATAGGATTTTCTAAGTAACTTGACATACCGCTTGATCTTAAAAATGCTTGTGTAAAATATTTTGTAAAGAAAGAGTCTATTACTTTTTCAAATGCTCCTGTTGTTGCGTCACCGCCAGGGTTATCTACATTTACGCTATTTTTAGTAAATACTGTTTCTCCATCTTTTTCAAATACAAGTACATTAGAGTTTCTTGGAGTAATTACTACTGGTATTCCCTCTTCCATTATTCTTGCCTTGTCATAAAATGGAACTCTTGATCCATCTTTAAGAGATGACGATTGTTTAAAATTTGTTATAAATGATAGTCCTAGATTGCTTACTGTATATTTTATATCATATAGTCTTGCATTTGGACTTCCCACTTGATACCATTCGTATATATGGTTTAGTGCTTGTGGATTTACCCTTGCATTTGAATCAATATATTTTTGCAACATCTCTGATATATTTAATCCTAAATTTTTAAAAAACTGTGCTTTTCCAGCATGGATGCCATCGATATATCCAAATGAGTATTCAACTATATTATTAAGGTCTTTTCTAAACTGTCTAGTGTCTACTGCTAATTTCATCATATGTCAGATGCCTGATTTTCTGATCGGCGTACAACTAGTGCAAAATACTCTGGCTCTCCAAAAGGTCCAATGATTGGAGACTGTGATTCTATTTCATAGATTGTTGATTTTCCAGCACGAGTTCCAGATGTCTCTACATATATTGGAACATCATTTTTTGTTCTAATATTTGTAATAATAATATTAGTTATTGAGTCTGAATTTTGTTCTTCTGAAAAACGAACATCTTTTTTTATTCTTCCTACTAAAACTTTCTTTAATGTTATGTTTACGTTTGGCTTTACTTCTTCATCTACCGTGCCATCTTTTGAAAAGTTACAAACCACTGTCTTATTAAAAACCCAAGTCTTTTTAACATTTCCATAGGTACCTTGTTCAACTAGTGGATAGTAAATATCTGCCTTCATTGGATACATGAAGTCTGTCTCTTCACATAGATCCATTACAGTACCCAGGGCTTAGATATATTGTTAACGTACTTGTCTAAAATCTTATCTACTAAAATATTTCCAGTTCCATCAAGCAGCCTCTTATCGTATTCAATCTTAAACTGCTCAGTGCTATACATCTTTACGTATCTCTTATAATAATCTAATTTTCCACACTTGATGTCATTAATAAGCATCCTTGTTGCATCTTGAATATCATATGGAACAACCTTATGTCCAACTTCTAGCAAGAAAATATAATCAGTTCCTTCTGCAAATCCAACACCAGCACTTACAGTCTGAACGTTTCCACTATCTTCTGTGTCAAACATAGAGATTGAGTCAGAATATGCTAGGGGAATTCTTGCTGGTTTTCTTTCTGCACGATTAAGCCCATCCGTTAATTCAAGAGGATCTTTTGTTATAGCACTCTTGTCTTTAGTTATTAAATAGTTAAATACTCCAATTGCATTTGGTGTTTCGGATGAGTCGTAAACTAATTCTGCATTTTCGTGTACCGTTAAAATTTTATGTGTTTTTTCCCAAAGCGGTATGTAATCAGTTCCCTGACCAACAACTTCTAAGTAAGATCTCTTATAATAAAACCCACCAGTAACTGAGTCAATGATTGCTCTTGCAAGGTTCTCGTGATCTGTGTATTCTGCTATTTCAGTAGGAGTTGTTCCTAGTGTTGCTGGGTCTATGTATGGTCTTGTTATGTCTAGGTTATCTTCTACTACTATATCTCCACGAACATCTTGAACTCCAGAAACTGTAAGGCTTTCATAAATTGTGACTGGGTATGACTTATCATACTTAGTGTATTCTCCAGTGAGTTCATATGTTACTACAGAGTTTTGATTTGACTGAAGAATGATCTCTGATTCTACCTGCTCTAAAAGGTCTTCAATTACAAGAATGTATTCTGTAGATGGTTCTGGAACTGTATACGATACAGATAAAGGGTATGGTGGCTTGCGTAGTATTTGCATTATTTACCGTAATAACTCGCTAATTCTTCAGGTGTCGCAATGCGAACCTGCTTACGTGTTAGCCATTTTTCTGATGCTTCTTTAGTTACAATATTGTATCCTGGGGTTAGTTGGCCAACCTTTACCCAATGTAAACTTTTAGTTGAATATATTGCAATCTTTTCATTTGTCTTGCTTGGCTCAATAACCTCTTTATTAGGGTCTGGAATAAAACTGCCTATTGTTTCCAATATCTGCATTTTTGTTGTTGCCCCATCTAGATTAATATTATTCTTTTTGGCATAGGACTTTAACTCAAAAACTGTTTTTGTAACTAATTCTTCAATTGTCATAATGATATCCTCCTATGTTATTATACCAGAATGTGAAGAAGGAGGGCAGTTGTTACACCGCCCTCCTCATTCAATTATTTATGAGTATTACTCAGAAGTAGAGTTTGCATCTGCATAAGCAACTGCATCTAGTTCTTCCCATTGAATACCAAAGCGGACGAATACTGTGTATTCAATTGTATCCTTCTTTGGCTTGTATTCACGGTTTACAGTAATATCACGCTGGAATCCCCATACACGGTTTGATGGGAATGTCAAGTCGACGAAACCATCTGGGTAGTAAGGAACTTCCATTACATCAATTCCTAATACACGAGTTGTACGTGCATTACCAATTGTCTGTGCGTTTCCATCAAGGTAATCTTGACGGTTTGCAGGTGTACCTGCTGGGCGACCAGCAAATGCTTCTGCGATTGCATCACCTAGTGTACCGTTATTTGAAACAATACCCTGGAAAGCATCTGTACCAGCGTAGAACTTTAGGTTCGACTTAACTGCACGATACTTACGTGGCATTGCAAGAATGATGTTCTGCATTACAGTTGGTGTCCATGCATCATTAGCAACAGTAACAACTGACTCATGAGCATCATTTACATATTGCCCTCCTGTGTATACAGAATTTGTAGTCTGCTTTACGAAACCTTGCATAATTGAAAGGAAATCACCTGTTGCACCGTCACCATTAATGGCAAGGTCTTCAATATCATTTGCGAATGCATTTGTCATCAAGCGAACTAGATGATCTTCAAGTGCTCCACCTTCAATATTGTCTTCTAATGATTCTGTAGAAACTTCCCAATCAAGACGAATCTTCTTTGTAGTAAGTTCTACCTTTGTAAATGTTGCACCAGCGTTTGTGTAGTTTGGACTACCCTGCGCTGCTGCACGAATAACACGCTCTCCAACGTTAACCTTTTCGATTTCCATTGTATTAGCACGCATTGTAACTTTACGACCATCCTTGGCGAGTACTGTTGCATCCCACACGTAGTCGATGAAGCGACGAGCCTGTTCTGGTGCAAGAATACCTCCTGCATTTCCAGTTGGGTTTACAGCGTTTTGTCCAGTTGTTACACCGAAGTTTGCTGTTGCTGTGTTACCAAGTTGTGATCCAACAGACGCTGCTGCTGAGTCTAGACCTGTAGCACCACCAACACCACCTGATACGAGTGATCCCTGGGAGTTAAGTTCTGCTCCTGAGCCACCTGAACCTGGATAGTTCTTGGCTATATCTTTATCTTGTTCTGACATTATTTCACCTCCTAGTGAATATATTGTTAATTAAATAGGTCGGAATTTTT